CGTTGACCGACCGGGTCGCCGAGATGCTCCGCCAGGCCTGCTCGACCGAGTCGAAGCCGGCCAGGAGGAACTTGTTCACCGTCGCCGACAGGATCCCGGCGATCGAGTGGGTCGCCCACGCGGCGGCGAGGATCGGCCGCAGCGTCGACGAGTTGATCCGCGGGCTGCCGTCGTAGCCGTTGGCCACGGCGGCCTGCACCAGCACCGTCTCGAGGCTGATGTCGCGGCGGGCCTTGTCGGCCGCCTCGAGCACCTCGGGCCGGTACTTCTTCTCGACGCCGGGCAGGTTGCCCTGCAGGGCGAACGAGGCCTCGATCACCTCGGCGGTCGGGGCCACCGGCGTCACGACGTGCCCGGCCGGAGCCACGGGCCGCTCGTCACGGGTCGACTGCAGCTTCTCCATCTTGTCGAGCCTTTCGGAAACTGCCGTCAGCTTGGCCAGCAGCTCGCTGGTGTCGGCCGAAACGGCGGGGGTGGGGACGGGCTCCACGGCGACCTCCGCCGTGGCCGCCACGACCAAGGTCTCGATGACCTCGTCCGTGGGCTTGGTGGTGGCGTCAGCCGCCATGGTGTTCTCCTCTGCCGCGTCTGCGGCGATGGAAACGGCCGTGCTGCGATCGGCCCCCAAGGTGACGAAAGAGGTCTCCCGCAGCGTGGAGGCCCGAACGATGCGGACAGGACCGGTGACGGTCTGCCCGTTGACGGAGGTAGCCTGGTCTTCGCCGAATCGCAGGTGGCGGCCGACGTCGGCCCCGACGCTGGCCTGCCACTGGTAGCCGGCGGCCGCGAGGGCGAGCACCTGGCGGGCGTTGTCGTTGTCGGCGAGGATCTCGCCCTCCACGATCAGCTGCCCGCCCTGCACGCTCGGCGTGCCCTGGCCGAGGATCGACCCGATGGCGTAGTCGTGGCCGACCACGATCGGCACGGTCTGCGGCAGCGTCATGCCGGCCATGTCGATGATCACGGGCTCCCGGCTCCAGCCCTGCCGGATCGGGGCACCGGTGTAGGCGACGATACGGAACCGCTTCGGGCCGGCCGCGGCCTCGCCGTCGGCAGCCTGCAGAAACTCCACGCCGCCCGAGAATGCGAGTTTGTCGCTCATACCCAGATCTCCTGCACGAGGCCGTCGGAGTCGTCGTCCCAGTCAAGCCATTCGTCGATCACGCGGGCACCTCCTCGAGCTCGTAGGCCGCAGCGGCCGGCTGCGGCGGCGCTTGCTCGGCGAAGTAGTCGCGGATGACCTTCTTCATCTGCTCGGCCACGGCGGAGCGGTGCGGGTCGGCATCGACGCGCCGCAGGCACTCCTCGAGCGAGGTGTTCATGTGGACGTATTCGGGCGACAAGTCGGCCATGGCCTGCCGAAACTCGTCCTTCACCCGCGTGGTGATCACCCAAGTCGTCTCGATGCCGCGGGCCGTTCTGGCCTTCTGGATGATCAGGTCGCGAATGTCGAGGCAGTATTCGATCAGCGGCCGCGTCTGCTGGTGCGGATCGTTGCCGCTGAGCGCCTGCATGATGCGGTCGAAGTCGAAGACGACGTCCCGCGGGCCCTTGTTCTGCTTGACGTAGGTGCTCTTGCCCGACGCCGGGGCACCGTGGACGACGACCGCCTTGACCTTCGCGGCGGGCCGGGCCGCCTCGACCGGGTCTGCACCGTTCTGCGGGGCCGCCGGAGCCGGCTGGCCGGCCGGAGCCATCGACAGGCCCAGCTCGGCCATCAGCTGCCGCTCGGCCGCGATCTGCCGCAGCTCGACGTCCCACCGCTTGCCCTGGCGGGCGTACTCGCTCGCGAGCGTGGTGGTGAGCGTGGCCAGCCGGGTCTGGCAGGCGTTGGCTTCCTTGGCCGGGTCGACGTGATCCTTGCCGTCCCACACCCACGCCCAGTTCCACTCGCTGAACGGCGGCAGGCCGTCCGGGATCACGCCGGCCAAGCTGGCCTCGTTGACCCAGGCCGCCAGCACGCGGTCGAGGCAGATCCGCTCGAGGTGGTCGCGGTCCACCCGCTGGTTCATGGCATAGACCTGGTGGTCCATGCGGCCGCTGGCGTAGTTGTACGACGAGCTGTCGAGGGCGGCGACGTTGTAGGGGAGCTGCAAGCAGCGGGCGATCTCGTTGAGGATCTCCCGCTTGAAGTCCTTGTAGGTGCTCGTCGGCTGCTCGGCCTTCAGCTGCGAGATGTCCCAGCCCTCGGGCAGCGTCACCAGCGACCGCTTGCGGATTTCCAGCTCCGCGAACGAATCGACTTCGTCCACCTCCGCGGCCGGGGAGTTGCTGTGGATGAACGCCGCGAAGTCGGCGGCGGTTTCGGCGGCCGCGATCACGGCCTCGGTGTAGCGCCGCAGCTGGCCGAACAGCCGCAGGGCCGGGGCCACCTCGGGGTAGCCGCGGTTCTGGCCCGGCCGCACCCGGCGGAACCAGTGGATCATGGCCGCGGCCGGCACCCGATTGAACATCAGGTTGTTGATCCGGTAGTTGCTGCCCGGGTGGAAGTTGAGCACCTGGTAGGACACCACGTTACCCGTGGCGTCGAACTCGATCCCGTCGACCGTGTTGCCCTCGGGCGTGATCGTCTGCGACATCAGCTCGGTGGGCGTGGCCACCATCTCGGCCTCGACCAGGCGGAGGTCGAGCTGCACGCCCGGCAGCCGGGCGTTGTTGATCATCAGGGCGAACGCCTCGCCGTCGGTGACCAGGGCCTCCCGCATCGTCCGCAGCTTGGCCGGCAGGTCGATCAGCGTGCCCCAGTCGTAAAACGCCCGCTCCACGCTCCGGGCGGCATCGACGTCGCCGATGTCGAGCTGCAGCCGGGGGCCGGTGCCGATCAGGTCGCCGGCCAGCGTGGCCGAGATCCCGGCGAGGTAGGAGTTGTTGACCCGCTCGTGGCGGGCCCGGTTCCGCATGATGCGCCGCTTGGCCGGCGACAGGGCCGCATCGGCACTGAATGCGTCGGCCGCGACCCAGTGCTTGTAGTCGTCGCCTTGCTCGGCAGCCTCGAACCGGGCGCGGGTCACCGGAGCCGCCGGCTGGCGGGGCTCTGTCTTGCCGCGAAACAGGTCAAGGAACGCCATCACTGGAATCCGCCGGGAACGATCTGGTTGAACCGCAGGCCGCGGGCCTTGGTCGAGGCCGCCGCCTTGGCCTTCAGGTACTTGTCCGCCTCGATCTGGTCGGGCAGCGGGTGGGCCTCGACCTCGCCGGCGTCGGTGCGGACGCGCTGCGGGTTCTTGGCCGCCGCTTCGATCGCGTCGGTGAGGTCGTCGCTCATGCTGCGACGGTAGGCGATTGCCCCGAGAAACCCGCAGGGGGTCTGGCTACTGGACGCGGTGCCAGTCGTGGGTGTAACGCTGCACGTCCACGAACCCCAGCCGCCTGGCGATCGCCTCGGTAGCCGGTGAAAACACGGCCAGCACCAGGTCGCGGTCGAGCACTCCGGCCGCGGCGAGCGTGGCCGATAGCGCCAAGGCTATACCAGCGCCCCGGTGCCGCTCGTCGGTCCACATCTCCAGCGTCTGCATGTCACGCCACTCGTGGGAGCAAGACCAGGCCAACAATGCCCCGCGGTCATGCCACAGCGCGATCGGCGTGGAGCTCGAGGTCTTGCCGGCCAGCCGGCTGGAGACTTCGGCCTGGAACTCGCTGCCGGGCCACGTCAGCCGAAACTTGATCGCCGTGCAATCGGCAGGCGTCAGGCCGTCGACGGTGGTCAGCGTGATCATTCGCCCATCTTGCGGATTTCGATCCGCTTGCCGGCACCCGGTGTGGGCAGGGCCACCTTGCGGCGTTGCCGGCCGCCCGTGTCCGTGGCCGCCGGGCTCACGCCCGCGATGCTGGCCGAGACCGCCGAGCCGACCAGGCAGTCCCACCAGTGGTTTTCAAACCGGGTGCCCGACAGCTTCCACTCGTCCACCACCCGGCCCCGGGCACTCTCCGTCCGCACCGGGTACTCGTTGGTGAGGTGGTCCCAGAGCATGTCGTGCTCCCCGGCACAGAACACGATCGCCTCGGGGTCGCCCGTGGCCAGCCGCAGCCGCGAGGCCACGAACGTCTTCCAGTAGTTCGTGTCGTAGGTGCAGCTCCGCTGGCCCTGAACTTGGCCGATCCGCCAGTTGAGCCCCAGCCGGTCGCCGCGGGCCTTGCCCTTGTCGTTGAGCGCAGGCGACGAGGCCCCGATGCCGCGGCCGTGGCTGGGCAGGATCACGCCCGCGAACGCTGACCGTTTGGCGAACGTCCGCACCGTGGCGGTGCTCTTGCCCCAGTTGGCGTCGATCATCATCTGGCTGATCCGCATGGCCGTGCCGTCCTCGCGCGGCCAGTCCCGGCCGATCAGCGTCTGCGTGACGTGCTCGAGGCCGGCTGACAGCGCCGCCTCGAAGCCGGCCCCGCCGGCCGCCGCGGCCAGCGTCCGCTTGGCGCTGCCCGCCTCGAAAAACGTCACGCCCTGGTCCGGGTAGACGCCGTAGCTCACGACGTGCCCGCCGAACGTGTCCGACCACGAGGCCACGAGCCAGAACAGCACCCGGTCCTGGACGTCGACAAACGCCGTGAGCCGGTGGTGGTTGGCCGGCACCGTGCCGCGCGGGACGTTGGTCACCCGGGCCGCCAGGGCCCGCTTGTCGAGCTTGTCGCTCTCGACGTGGTCGGCCAGCGGCTGGTTCTGGTACTCAGCGAAGAACGCGGCATCACCACGGTCGATCCGCAGGTTCCAGGCGTGCTGGATCGCCGACAGCTCGTCACTGTTGTGCCGCTCGGGCCAGGCCACCCGGCTGCCGGCGTCCATGGCCTCGCGCCGCTCGGCGTAGAAAGCGTCGGCCTCGCCTGTGCCCGTGCCGTTTCGCTGGCCGCTGCGGCGCAGCTCGCCGTACTCCAGCCACAGATCCTCGGCCGTGGGCCAGTCGTACACCAGCTGCGACCGCTCGCCCTGCCACGCCGGGTGGCGGGTGCGGTCCAGCAGCCGGTCGGCCAGGTCGTCGTTGCGGATGACGGTGATCGTGGTCAGGCCGGCGATCTTCGACCCGGGGCCGGCCAGGCCCAGGATCGCCCCCGACAGGATCTTCTCCCGGGTGGCACACTGCGACGGGCTCGCCGCCGATTCGTCGGTCTGCGGGTCGTCGATCAGGACCAGGCTCGGCCGGATGCTCGACCCGTCGGGCCGGGTGTGCTTCAGGCCGCGGATGCGGCCGGTGATGCCGGCGACCCGGACGCAGGCCCCGGCGGACACGCTGCCCTTGATCCACGGGAGCGTGATCTGGTCGGCGGCCCATTGCATCTCGGTGGGCACGCCCTGGTAGGTCTGGCCCTTGGCCCGCTGGGCGATCCGGTCGAGGCACCGCACCGGATAGCAGGCCTCCGGGAAGTCCTCGAGCAGCGCGTCGTTGTTCTCGATCTGGGCCTTCAGGCTGTCGGCCATGGCCGAGGCGATGTTCTGGTCGGCACCCACCAGGACGATGAACTGCCGGTGGCCGTAGAGCATGGCCCACAGGCAGGCCGCCTCCGACAGCGTCGTCTTGCCCGAGCCGCGCGGCATCGCAAAGGCGAACAGCTCGCCCCGCAGGACCGCACCCTCGATCTTGCCGATGGCCGTCAGGTGATCCGGCGACCACGCCAGCGGGAACAGGTCCGGCAGGTAGGTCTCGCAGAACGCGCGGAACGCCAGCCGGCACGACTCCCGCCGCTTCGGATCGGCGA